CAAATATTGATACAAAACGTAATGAGTTAATCACTACGATTGAAACTAGATTAAATTCTGATAGAACACGAGGTGGGTATGCAAAACAAACTCAAGTAGTAGAAGTATCTACTGATGAAGGAGTTTTATTCCCAATAGGTGGTATCAGAATGGTGGTGCGAGTTATGTATCAATACACTTCTGGCACTCCCTAATATAAACAAACAAGGAAACAAATATGGCAACACATACTGGCTCAGAAGGAAACATTAAAATTGGTTCAACTATTTTGGGCGAATTAAGAAGTTACACTTTAGAATCTACATCAGATACTATTGAAGATACTTCATTAGGTGATACTAGCAGAACTTTCAAAACTGGATTAAAAGGTTTTTCAGGTTCAGCAAGTTTATTTTTTGACGAAGCAGATGCAGGACAATTATTAGTAACTGCTGGTTCATCAATAACTATAAACATATCGCCAGAAGGTTCATCAACTGGAGATAAATATTTTTCTGGTTCTGCAATTGTAACTGGTTATAATCTAAGTGCATCTTTTGATGGAATGGTAGAAGCAGAAATGACATTCACTGGAAATGGTGAATTGACAGTTGGAACACACGGCTAATTAACATAAAAGGAAGATATGAACGTAATAGATAGAGTGAAGGCACAATTTGAATCTTTAGGAATAAAAAAGATTGAGGTTGCTGAGTGGGGCGAGGAAGGCAAACCTTTAACAATATATTGCTCACCATTTACACTTGGTGAAAAAAGAAACCTATTTAAAGGTGCTAAGAATGATGATTTATCTGTATTGGTAGATGCAATCGTTTTAAAAGCAAAAGACGGAGAAGGAAATAAAATATTTAAGCTAGATGATAAGCTAACATTATTGAATAATGCTGATGCAAATGTTATAGCTAAGGTAGCAACAGAAATGTTGTCAGGAATATCTTACGAGGAAGCTGAAAAAAAGTAAGAACTGATACGGAGTTGTATTCTATACTTGCTCTTGGTCAGGAATTAAACAAAAGTATAGAAGAAATTTGTCTTATGACGCAAGACGAATTTTATTATTGGATAGCTTATTTTAAAGTGAAGGCAGAACGAGAAAAACTACACTATGGCAGACAATCAACTAAACATAAAGCTTAATGCGATTGATAATACATCAAAAGCATTTAATAGTGTAAAGGGTTCAATACTTAGTTTAAAAAACGCACTAATAGGTTTAGGAATAGGTGCAGTAATAAAACCAATAATAGACATTACAAAAGAGTTTGAGACTTTAAGAACAACATTAAGATTTGTAACTGGTTCAGTTGAAGGTGGTCAAAGAGCATTTGGTTTATTAAGAAATCTATCTAAGCAAACACAATTTTCTACAAAAGAATTATCAGATTCATTTATTACATTACAAAATTCAGGAATAGAACCAACAGATGAATTGCTTAGAACATTTATAGATACTGCTTCTGCTACTGCAAACTCATTAGATACATTAAACGACTTAACTAGATTATTTGCTAAAGGTGCTACTGGTGCTGGTATTGGTTCACAATCTTTATCACAATTAGCTTCTAAAGGTATTCCAGTATTTCAAATATTAGAAAAAGAATTAGGATTAACTAGATCACAATTAGTTAAATTTGCTGATGATGCAGAAGGTTCAGCAATTATACTAGAAGCTTTACAAAAAGGATTAGCTAATACATTTGGTGGTGCTTCGGCACAAAGAGCAGGAGATTTAGCAATAGTATTTAAAAACCTGTTTGAAAATTTAAAAGATGTTGCTGATTTAATAGCTACTGATGGTGGATTTAGCAATTCATTTAAAGAACTATTAAAAAGCTTTGGAGAACTTCTTACAATCCTAGCACCAGTTATTGCTATAATAGGTAAACTATTAAATCTTGTAACTGAACTTGCTAATGTTGGACTTGTATTATTAAACAATTCATTAAAATTAGTATTAGGAACATTAGACAAAGTAGTAAGAGGATTAGGAAAAGTTGTGGGCTATGGTTCTGGGATTTCTCAAACAGTAGGTTTAGATGAAGATAGAACAGTTTTTATTGATATAAAACAAAAAGGAGTAGAAGATAAATCTTTATTAGGAATACTTGAAGGAAAATTAAAAAACGAAGTTGCTTCTGCTGAATTAGCATTTAGAGGTTTAAATAAAACAATAGCTGAAGGAGTTGTTGTAGGAGTTAAAAATGTTTCTGTTGCTATTGCAGAATCTATTGTATTAGGTAAAAAATTAACAGATACATTTAGAGAATTAACACAAAAACTATTAGTTAAAATACTTTCACAATTAATAGAAGAACAATTAGTTAAACTTGCTTTAATAGCTTTAGATCAATTAAAATTATTTATTTCAAAACAACAAACAGCAGAAATAGCAAAACAAAATGCTTTACTATCACAAAGACAAGCTATGGGTGGTGATAGTGGTGGGTTTTTAGGCACATTATTTAATATAGGTGCTAGTATATTTGGTGGTGGTGGTGGAATGACTCCTATTGATGCTTCTGTTGTTTCTCCATTTGCAGAAGGTGGTTCTGTTAGAGGTGGTATGCCGATTACAGTTGGAGAACGAGGTAGAGAATTATTTGTACCTAATACAAGTGGAACTATTGTACCTAACCATGATCTAGCAGGAACAGGAATGAATATAACATTTAATATTCAAGCAAATGATGTTAGAGGTATTAAAGAATTATTAATTGATAATAGAGCAACCATAATTAACTTAGTTAATCAGGGTGCTAATCAAAAAGGAAAGTCTAATATTGTATGAGTGGCACATTCCCAGCAAGTCCAGCACCTAGAGATGTAGCAATCAGTTCTAATCAGAACACTATTGTAACTACAACTGCTTCTGGCAGACGACAAGCAAGACAAATTGATGGACAGAAATTTAGATTAAGACTTAGATTTCCAGTTATGAGTAGAAGTGAGTTTGCACCGATACTTGCTTTTATAATGAAACAAAGATCACAAATGGAATCATTCCAATACACTCCACCAACTATTGATGATGCACAAGGTTCTGCTAGTACAGTTATATCTGTTGCTGGTGCTATTAGTGCTGGTGTTACTTCATGCTCAATAGATGGTATGGGAAACAATTTAACTGGTGTACTTAAAGCTGGAGACTTCTTTAGATTTACTGGACAGAATAAAGTTTATATGTGCGTAGCAGATGTATCATCTAATGGTTCTGGTGCAGGAACATTAACTTTTGAACCACCATTAAGAGCAAACGTAGCTGACAATGCAGTAATCATTTATGACAATGTAGATTTTACAGTTGGACTTACAGGAGATATTCAAGAATTTACTATCGGTACAGAAAACTATTTCCAATACGAAATTGATTTAATAGAGGTACTGTAATGACAAGATCATTAACTGCTGGAGTAATTGCCGAGATAGCAACTAATAAACTTAATCCAGTTGAACTTATTTATTTGGGCATAAGCACAGGAACTTATTACACAGATCATTATAAAGATTTAACCTTTGATGGAAACACTTATACAGCTTCATCATTATTCTTAGGTAGTTCTGAAGTACAAGAAACAGTTGATGTTTCAGTAAATACATTGTCGCTTAAATTCTCAGGTGCAGATACAACAATCATTTCTTTATTGCTTAACAATAATTACATGAACAAACCTGCAAAAGTTTATAGAGGGTTTTTAAATGACAGTCAGGCATTAATAGCTGACCCATTTCTTTTATTTGATGGAAGAATATCTAGCTTTACTTTAGAAGAAAATGCAACAACATCATCTGTTAATATTATTATAGCTTCACATTGGGCAGATTTTGAAAAGACTTCAGGAAGAAAAACTGCTGAAAACTCACAGAAGCTTTATTTTCCTAATGACAAAGGTATGGAGTTTGCAAGTAAGACAGCACAAAAGATTAAGTGGGGTTCAGCTTAATGAATGACTTATATAGAACAATTCATCTTTATAGACAGTTTCCTAAGTTTGACAAATACACTTATTCAGATTTAGTTAAAATGATAACTCCATCTTTAAATTTAGATCAATACCAAATTCATAGAGTTGGAAATCAAGATGTAGGATTTACTAACTGGGCATTTCTTAGCGATAATGTTGAACAAAGATTTAAACTTACTGGCAAATTGAAAGCTAATGAATGGAATTGTGGAAATAATGTTTGGCACATTGAAACAGTTGCTAAAAGTCATTTAAGAGAAATTATGAAATGGACTAAAGAATATTTTAGAACAAAATTAGAAATTAACCAACCTATTAAATGGTTAAGAATTAAAGATCATAATATTTATAGAAGATCAGAAAAATACAAAAGAGAATTTCACATACACGCATGATAGATTTATTTAACTCAATATCTACTTTAGCTAATAGGATTTTTGATAATCTTATTAATGGAACTGACATTCCACTTTACACATCTGGTTTTGACCCTATTACTTCTGCGATTATACAATTCGTAATAGTAACTGCTATTAGTTATATTATTGCACCAAAACCTAAAGCACCAAGATTTAACGCATCAGATGAAGCAAAAGGTGTTACTGTTAGCAAAGACTCAAACAACAATCCTATTCCTATTGTTTATGGAAAAAGACAAGTAGGATTAACTAGAGTATTTGTTGAAAGTTCTGGTGCTGATAATCAATATCTTTATGTAGCAGGAGTATTATGCGAAGGTGGTGGTGCAGGAATAACTGCAATAGATGAGGTTTACGTTGATGACAAGCTTGTAACATTTGATGGTTCATTAACTGATGGAACTATAAGAGGAGTATCTAGTGGAGATGCCAACTACTATAAAGGTGGAGAATCTTTAATATCTATTCAACCATTTTTTGGATTAGATAATCAATCAGCTTCTTCTTTACTTGATGAGACTACTAACTGGACATCAGATCACAAACTATCTGGTCTTGCTTATGTTGCTTTAAGGTTTAAATGGAATCAAGATGCTTTTAGTGGATTACCAGAAGTTAGAGTAACTGTAAGAGGTAAAAAGATTTATGACCCTAGATTAGATTCTACTAAAGGTGGTTCTGGTTCACATAGACAAGACACAGCTTCTACTTGGGCTTATTCTGCAAACTCATCTTTAGTTCTTTTAGATTATTTAAGAAATAGCAGATATGGAAAAGGATTACCTAATGATGCCTTTGAAACTAATTACGATACATTTAAAACTTCTGCAAATACTTGCGATACACAAGTTACACCTTATTCTGGTGCTACAAGCGATATTAACTTATTTGAAACAAATGCAGTTATAGATAGTGAAAAAAAAGTATTAGAGAATGTAAGAGAACTCTTAGTACCTATGAGAGCAATCTTTAATTATACACAAGGTAAATACAAAATCATTATTGAAGGTTCAGGAAGTTCACAATTACTATTAACTAAAGATAATGTTGTAAGCGAAGTTAAATTACAAGGTGAAAGTAAATCTGAAAAATACAATAGAGTTATAGGAACATTTACTAACCCAGAAAAAGATTATCAATCAGATACAGTTTCTTTTCCACCATTTGATGATTCTGCATTACCAGTAGAAGATCAACACGCAACAATGTTAAGTGATGATAACAATACTTTATTAGAGAGAAGTTTTGATATGTTACAAGTAACTTCTCCATATCAAGCTGAAGAAATTTGCGAGAACATATTAAAAAGATCAAGAAACAATTTAAAAGCAGAAGTAACAGTTACATCAGAAGCACTTAATTTATCTATTGGAGATATAGTAACAGCTACATACGATACAGCAGGTTTTAGTGCTAAACCTTTTAGAGTAATGTCTTTAGCTATTAATTCAGATTCAACAGTAACTCTTGGCTTAGAAGAACATCAAGATAACTTTTATACTTGGGAATCAAAATCAGTAGCACCAACAATAGCTGATACTGTTTTACCAAATCCATTTTCAGTATCTGCACCAGCTTCAGTAACTCTTGACGATCAACTAATAGAATACTCAGACGGAGTTGTTATTACTGCTTTAGATGTAACAATCGGTGCTTCATTAGATAACTTCGTAGATTACTACCAAGTTGAATACAAACTAAGTACAGATACCGATTATATTATTCATGCACAAGGAAAAGGTTTAACTCAAAGAATATTAAACGTAAAAGATGGATTTATTTATAACGTAAGAGTAAAAGCATTTAATACATTAGGAGTTTCTTCTACTTACACATCTGCTACAAGAACTATTGTCGGTGGACTATTACCACCTGCTAACGTAGAAGATTTTTCTTGTAACATTATTGGTCGTGATGCTCACTTGTCTTGGACACAAATACCAGATTTAGATTTAGCTTATTATGCAATTAGATTTAGTACACTAACAACTGGTGCTGAATGGCAGAACTCAGTTTCTCTTGTTGAAAAAGTTGCAAGACCAGCTACTTCAGTTACAGTACCAGCTAGGATTGGTTCTTACTTAATTAAAGCAGTAGATAAAAATGGAAACTTCTCATCTAATGAAGCTGTAATATCAACTAATTTATTAGAGATAGGAGATTTTAATGCTGTTCTAACACAAACTGAATCACCTACATTCTCAGGAACTAAAACTAATGTCTATGTTGATAGTGGTGCTTTAAGATTAGACTCTACTGAAACATTTGATTCTGCTGTTGGAAACTTTGATTCTGCTACTGCTTTCTTTGATGCTGGTGTAACTACTTATGATTTATCTCCAACTGGTTCTTACTTGTTTGCTTCTCCTATTGACATAGGTGGAAGTTACACAGTTCGTGTAACTGCTTCTCTTACACAAAGTGTTGATAATATAGATAATCTTTTTGATAGTGCTTCTGGTAACTTTGATGATGGTGCTTCTAACTTTGATGGAGATTCTCCTGCTAACTGTAATGCTCATTTAGAAATTGCTTTATCTGCTGACAATATAACTTATACTTCATTTAGAAATTTTGTAGTTGGCGATTACACTGCTAGATATTTTAAATTTAGATTAGTAATGACTTCTTTTGATTTAGCTTCTACTCCTGTTGTATCTGCTTTGAGTGTAACCATTGACGTACAAGATACTATTCAAAATGGTAATGATTTAGTAAGTGGAACTGGTACTTATACAGTAGTGTTTACAAGACCATTCTATTCTGTTAATTATGCTATCGGTATTACTAATCAAGGAATGGCTACTGGCGATTTTTATACTTTAAATAACAAAACTATAAATGGTTTTGATATTGCCTTTAAGAATAGTGGTGGAACTGGAGTAAGTAGAACTTTTGATTATATTGCAAAAGGATTTTAAATAAGATATTAGATAGATTATGGCACAAAACGACTTAGTAATTAATAACCAAAGTTTCCCAAGTTTTCGTTCTGATTTGAACTCAGCTTTACAAGCTATTAACACATCTCAATCAGGAACATCAAGACCATCTGGTGCTGTTGCTGGTACAATTTGGCTTGATACGACATCAGCAACAACTCCAACTTTAAAATATTATGATGGTGCTGATGACATCTCTTTAGCAACACTTGACCATTCTGCTAATACTGTAAATTGGTTGGATTCAACTGTGTCCATAACTGGACTCTCTACTACTGCTACTGGAACAGTTTTAACACTTACAGATTCAGCTTCTACATCAACAGTAAATTTAATTATAGACAATCAAAAAGAAATTCGTTTTCGTGAGACTACTGCTAATGGAACAAACTATGTAGCATTAAAAGCACCTGCTAGTGTAAGTGCTGATTTAACTTTTACTTTACCTGCAACTGATGGAACAAGTGGACAAGCATTAACAACTAATGGTTCTGGTGTATTATCTTTTAGTACAATTTCTTCTCCTGCTGGATTTAGAAATATCGTCATCAATGGTGATATGAGTATTGCACAAAGAGGTACTTCTTCTACAGGATTAGGAACAGGAACAAATAGTATCTATTTAATAGATAGATTTAAATTTGTTTATGCTGGTGCTCCTACTGGTAGATTTACTATGACACAAGATACAGATGTTCCAACAGGAGAAGGTTTTTCTAAATCTTTAAAATTAGATTGCACTACAGCACAAGTTAGTCCAGCTTCAGGAGATGCTTTTTATTTAGCAACTGACTTTGAGGGACAAAATTTACAATATTTAAAAAAGGGAACTGCTAATGCTGTTTCTTTAACTGCATCATTTTGGGTCAAATCTACAAAAACTGGTAATTATGTTGTTGATTTAAGTGATGGAGATAATTCAAGAATAATAGGAAATACATACACAATTAACTCAGCAAACACTTGGGAAAAAAAAACAATTACTTTTGCTGGTGATACATCTGGTGCATTTGATAATGATAATGCAGGTAGTTTAAGAATTTGGTTTGTACTAACTGCTGGTTCAAGTTTTACAGGAACAGATAATACAAGTTGGGGTGCTTTTTCAACTGGAAAATTTGCGTACAATCAAACAGTAAATATTGCTGACAGTACATCAAATGATTTTTATATTACTGGATTTCAATTAGAAGCTGGAACAAGTGCTACTGATTTTGAGTTCTTACCTATTGATGTTAGCTTAGGTAGATGTCAGAGGTATTTTGAATTAATTTATTTAGATGAATTTGTTAGTTGTGGTCAAGCCCAAAGCACTAGTTCGGTTAAGGCAGATCTTCATTATTTAACTGAAAAAAGAGCAAATCCTACAATAACTTTACCCACTACTGGAATAACTAGTGGAACTGTAAATTTTTTAAAAAGTGATACAAATTACCCAAATACAACAGGAACAATAACAGTAAGTGATATAACTGTTTCAAGATTTAATTTAGGTGGAACTGGTTTTACATCATCATTTACAGCTGGAAATGCTTGTTATTTTTATTCTTCTTCAACAAGTCAAATTAAAATAGATTCGGAGTTATAAATGTATAAATTATTACCAAATCAAAAAACACCTAATGGATTAATTGAAAGTAAAGTTATTTGTCGTTTATCTGATAATGCTTTTATTCCATTTAACCCTGCCAATACCGATTATCAAGAATACTTAAAATGGTTAGAAGAAGGTAATACACCTTTACCAGCAGACGAAATTAGCGAATAATCTTATTCAGTAGGTGGGTTATCAATTACTTCACCACCTTCAGCAATCCACTTTTGAATAGCTTGGTAGTCTGTGTTAGATTCACTTATAGGTACTGAATTTATAATATCAGAATCTACATAAGTTACTTGGTAACTTACAAATCTCCCTAAAAAATAATTTTTTGTTATTGTATTAATCATAATTATAATTCTGCATTAAATGCGACTGTGGCACTAGTACTATTAGTATAAAGCCAACCAGAATGACCAGCAGTTCCACTTGCTTCGGTGGAATTAGTAAGACCAGTCATATTTTTTCCATTATTTGTAATAGTTAAACTATTTAAATAATCCTGACCACTATTTCTATCTATTCTATAATAATCAGAACCAGAAGTAGAAATTAAAGTGGGATCTGTTCTCATAGTTGTCGGAAAATGAACAAATCCAATAATCTGTGATGAACTATAATAAGATAAACCACCTATTGGTTTATATGTGTCTGAGCCAATAGCATGACCATAATAATACCTCTGACATCTACCTAAGCTAACATCAATAGGTAAGAACTCAAAATCAGTAGAACGATCTTGCAATTTTCTAAAATCTTTGACATAACAATTACATGATATATTTCATTATTGGATTAGTGCTTGGCTTATACGCAGAATGGAAGTGGTCTATTGCTAAGTACGTTATAGAGTCGGTTAAAGAACATTTAAACATCAAGTAGTCTTGAACTTCGTGGTTTGCAACATTATATGTTGGCAATAACAAACGGAGATAACAATGCTAAACTATTCAGACTTTAAGAACTATTGGACTAAGTTCTATGCAGATGCTTTTGAAGATGCTAAAACATTTTGGAAAGACTATGCTAAGAACGTAGAACAGTTCTACAAAAAATAACTTTATTAAAACACAATAGTTTGATAAACACACTGCATAATATTAATTGCATTTACAAACTTTGGATTGGTGGGTGTGTCTTGCTAAAGTCTTGCAAATGCTTAAACGACAATGGCAAGAACTCACAACGAAGAATTAATAAGTCTAAAGGGACATATAACAGGAATCCGTAGAGAAATTAAAATACTAGGTACTTCAGTTTATAAGCTGGAGAAAAGATTAGAAAAACTATTCTGGTCTATCTTTATTGCTCTTGGAACTTTAAGTA